TAGAATATCCCATACTATTAACAATAAGTCAAACGATATACCTGCGACATAGTGTCGCAGGCAATACAACTGTAGGTTGTGCGGCCCGGCTTCGCCGGGTTCCCGGTGTGTTAAAATTTCCAGGCCGAATAAAAACTCCTGGCGCTTCGCGCTTCTCGGTTCGATGCACACGGAACGCGGTAAGTCAATGCGACAAATTGTCGCACCCGGTTCCCGGGCTTCGCCCGGCTGTGATGATTGTGCAACGGTGTTACTCTAACGCAACATACAACTCTAGGTTGTGCGCCCGGCTTCGCCGGGATCCCGGAGCAGGTGAACCGCTGTTGCGGTTCACTCCCATCGCTCCGCGGATAGCGGTGCTGTTGCACCGCCCACCCCGCGTCGCGGCTCGGGCTACTGCGCCGCTGTTGCGGCGCGACGCCCGGCTTTGATCCCATTGCTATCCGTAATCGGATTCGATTTAGAAAGTCGATCGATCTTGCTCCCCCCAGGGGGCAATCCTGGAAAAAGGGGACCCAAGACTTACCCCTAAAACCGGGTTTTAGACATAGGGGGGAGGTAAAATCGTTTTAATAATAAATATTGATATTGCCAAAAAATTTTATAAAAATTTTTACGGGTGGCTTTTTTGCAATAGAAATGTTAAATAATTATAGGTGTGAATATACTATGTCAAAAGAATTAGAATTATTAAATAAACTTCCTCCTGATGCACGTAAGGAGTACATGAAGTATGCTATTTCTCTTTCTGAAAAAAGAGAACAAGAAAAAGTAAATAATGATTTCCTTTCTTTTGTAAAAGCAGTATGGCCAGATTTTGTAGAAGGTAAACACCATAAAAAAATTGCTGAACAATTTAATAAACTTGCAGAAGGAAAGATTAATAGATTAATTATTAATATGCCTCCTAGACATACCAAGTCAGAGTTTGCATCATTCTTACTTCCTGCATGGATGATTGGTAGACAACCTAAATTAAAAATTATTCAAACAACCCATACAACTGAACTTGCAGTTAGATTTGGTAGAAAAGCAAAACATTTAATTGATAGCCAAGATTATAAAAAATATTTTAAAACTACATTAAGAGAAGATTCACAAGCCGCGGGCCGATGGGAAACGGATCAAGGTGGTGAATACTTTGCAGCCGGTGTAGGTGGAGCAATCACAGGTCGAGGTGCGGATTTATTAATTATAGATGATCCACACTCTGAACAAGACGCTATGAATCCCGAAGCGTTGGAACGTGCTTATGAATGGTATACTTCTGGTCCAAGACAGCGATTACAGCCGGGCGGTAAAATAGTTGTGGTTATGACACGTTGGTCGTTGAAAGATCTTACCGGAGCGTTGATCGGGGCTCAGAAAAGTTTAAAATCTGATCAATGGGAAGTAGTTCAGTTTCCAGCAATTCTTCCAACTAATAAACCTGTATGGCCAGAGTATTGGAAGTTATCAGAATTAGAATCAGTTAAAGCATCTTTAAGTTTACAAAAATGGAATTCACAATGGATGCAAAATCCAACTTCAGAAGAAGGTTCGATCATTAAACGTGAATGGTGGCAGAAATGGGATAAAGATTATATTCCAGATCTAGAACATGTCATACAAAGTTATGATACTGCATTCATGAAAAAAGAGACTGCCGATTATTCTGCAATAACAACATGGGGAGTATTCTATCCAACGGAAGATAGTGGACCTAATCTAATATTATTAGATGCATTAAAGAAACGATTAGAGTTTCCAGAACTTAGACGTGAAGCTTTACAACAATATTATTATTGGAAACCTGATTCAGTGGTTGTGGAATCAAAAGCATCAGGATTACCATTAACTTATGAATTACGTAAGATGGGTATACCTGTTATCAACTTTACACCCAGCAAAGGAAATGATAAACATTCTAGGATAAACGCCGTTGCACCACTTTTTGAAAGTGGTCAAATATGGGCGCCAGAGGCGGACTTTGCAGAAGAGGTTATTGAGGAATGCGCGGCATTTCCTTTTGGAGATCATGATGACCTCGTAGACTCAATGACACAAGCATTAATGAGATTTAGACAGGGAGGATTTATAAACCATCCTGAGGATTATGAAGATGAACCAGTTATTCACGACGACAGAGAATATTACTAATGAGCACATTAACTTACGATAAAGACTTACATATTTTTTTAGATGCAGAAGGTAATCCTGCAACTCAAGAAGATAAATTAATTTGGGCAGCTCAAAACCCAGTAGTCACTTTAAAAAATGGAAAACAAGAAGTTGTAAACATAGATGAACATGCCAAAGAAATAGTTGAGCATATGAAAAAAAATAATATAGACCCATCTTTAATTCCAGATATTGCTAGCCAAATAGGTAGTGGTCAAAGCGCTCAAGATATAATAGCTAATCTATTTAAACCTAAAATCCCTGTACAAATGCCAGAACAAAATGTACAAGAACCTTTACAACCAGCTGATTTAAAAACCGAAGACCAAAACTATGGATACTAGAAATTTTAATAAACTATACGATGATATTCGTAATCCATCTGATGAAACAGATTCATATGAACAAAATCCACAAGAAGGTAGTTTTAATTTTGGATATCGTTACCAAGCTCCAGCAATGTCAGAAGGAATGTCTGGTGGTGCTAAAGATTTAAGACAATATCTTATGCCTCAAGTAGCACCAACAATGGGTTACTATGCACCTGAGTATGGGGTAGATATTTCTAAAGGTATAGGATCTTTTGGTCGTGGAATGCCAGCTCAAATTAGTGGATACTATGGACCAGAAGGAGATCAATACAGAGCAACACTTAGTCCAAGAAATCAATCATTAGGTTACATAGGTGATAATTTAAATTATGGAATACAAAAATCTCCTAACAATATTATGTTTAATGTAGGAGCAAGATTTGCAGATGGTGGAGATGTTGGCTATCAATATGGAGGTGGTGCAATTGGATATTCAGAAGGAGGTTTAGCTCCTATTACAGCTGGGATGCCTATTGCTCCTGGTTATGCTAGAGGTGGTTATATTAGTCAAGGTCAACCAGTTAATACACATTTGACAACAACCATTCCACCTGTTAGAGGTCCTATGTCTCAAGGTGTTGAAACATTATTCAAAAGAAGGTATAGTTAGTCATGGCTGATATAGATAAGGCGTTGCCTAATACATTAATGGATAACGCACAAGTTCCAAGTCAAGGCGTTGATCAAACAATTCAAGAACCACAAGTAGTACCAACTGAAGGTGCTCAAGTAATTCCAACCGAAGATGGTGGAGCAGAAATTTCTTTTGAACCACAAATGCAAGCTCAAGAAGGTGGACAAAATCACGATGCAAACTTAGCAGAATTTTTAGATGATAGCATTCTTGGAGAAATTGGATCAGACCTTCAAGAAAAATATACAGATTATAAATCATCAAGACAAGATTGGGAAAAAACTTATGTAAATGGATTAGATCTTTTAGGATTTAATTATAAAACAAGAACACAACCATTTAGAAATGCATCTGGTGTAACTCATCCAGTTCTTGCAGAAGCAGTAACACAATTTCAAGCACAAGCTTACAAAGAATTATTACCAGCATCAGGTCCTGTTAGAACTGAAATTTTAGGATTGTCCGATCGTAATAAAGAAGATCAAGCAACTCGAGTTAAAGATTTCATGAACTATCAAATTATGAATGTCATGAAAGAATATGAACCTGAGTTTGATCAAATGTTATTTTATTTACCATTATCAGGATCTACATTTAAAAAAGTTTATTACGATGCAATGTTACAAAGAGCTGTATCTAAATTTATTCCAGCCGATGATTTAATAGTTCCTTACACTGCAACTTCATTAGAAGATGCTGAAGCAATCATTCATGTAATTAAAGTTTCTGAAAATGAATTAAAGAAACAACAAGTATCAGGATTTTATAAAGATGTTGATTTAGGAGAACCACCACTACAACAAAATGATGTTGAGAAAAAACAATTAGAATTACAAGGTATTAGAGTTTCTAAACAAGCAGATGTTTATACATTATTAGAATGTCATGTTGATTTAGATATAGAAGGATTTGAGGATAAAGATCCTCAAACTGGTGAGCCCACAGGAATTAAACTTCCATACGTTGTAACTATTGAAGAAGGTTCAATGGAAGTTCTTTCAATAAAACGTAATTATAAAGCTAATGATTCATTAAAAAGAAAAATAAATTATTTTGTACATTTCAAATTTTTACCAGGACTTGGATTCTATGGATTTGGTTTAATTCATATGATTGGTGGTTTATCAAGAACTGCAACACAAGCTTTAAGACAATTATTAGATGCAGGAACTTTAGCTAACTTACCATCTGGATTTAAGATGCGAGGTATTAGAGTTAGAGATGATGCACAACCAATTCAACCAGGAGAATTTAGAGATGTAGATGCACCAGGTGGAAATTTAAGAGATGCATTTTTACCATTACCATTTAAAGGACCCGATGCAACATTATTACAATTAATGGGTATTGTGGTTCAAGCAGGTCAACGCTTCGCGAGCATCGCAGATGCACAAGTGGGCGATATGAACCAACAGGCAGCCGTGGGTACTACTATGGCGCTATTGGAGCGCGGATCGCGAGTGATGTCTGCTATTCATAAACGATTATACTCAGCTCTTAAAAATGAATTTTCATTATTAGCAAATGTATTTTCAACTTACTTACCACCAGTTTATCCATACGATGTTGTTGGTGGTCAGAGACAAATTAAACAATTAGACTTTGATGATAAAGTAGATGTTCTTCCAGTTGCAGATCCAAATATATTTTCACAAACACAAAGAATTGGTTTAGCACAAACACAATTACAACTTGCTCAATCTAATCCACAGATTCATGATTTGTATCAAGCATATAGATCTATGTATGAAGCGATTGGTATAAAAAATATTGATTTAATATTACCACCTCCTCAACAACCACAACCAATGGATCCAGCATTAGAACATATTGCTTCAATGACAGGTGCTCCGTTCCAAGCATTTGCTGGTCAAGATCATAAAGCTCACATTGATGCGCATTTAAATTATTTACAATTAAATTCAGTTAGAAATAATCCAATTTCAGTTGCTTCAATTCAAAGAAATATTGTTCAACACATTTCTTTAATGGCTCAAGAACAAGTTCAAATAGAGTTTATACAAGAATTACAACAAATACCTATGTTACAACAACAGGCACAAATGAATCCACAAGCTTTACAACAAATTCAAAAAATTATGAGCCAGATTGAATCAAGAAAAGCTAAGTTGATAGCTGAGATGACTAAAGAATTCGCTGATGAGGAGAATAAAGTTATAGGTCAATTTGATTCTGACCCATTAATCAAGTTAAAAGCACGTGAAATTGACTTAAGAGCTTCAGAAAATGAGCAAAAACGCAAAGAAGCTGAAGATAGACTAGCTTTAGATAAGATGAAAGCACTAATGAATCAAAATAATGATGAGAATAAGCTTGAACAAAATGAAAATTTAGCTAAACTAAGGGCTGGAGTAAGTCTTGCAAAGCAAGGAATACAACAAACTAAAATAACGGGTATATAAATGAAAAAAAATCCAAGTAAAATTAAAACTGTAATGCATGAATTTAAAGCAGGTAAATTACATTCAGGAAAATCTGGAAAAATAGTTAAGAACCCAAAACAAGCGATTGCGATCGCATTATCGGAGGCAAATATGTCTAAAAAAGGTTACGCTAAAGGCGGAATGGTTAAAGGAAATGAAGATTCAACTTCTGCTTACGGCACACAAGTTGGAGACCATAATAAATTTTTAAATTCTGACGGTTATAAATTAGGTGGAATTGATGTTGAAGTTTCAAGCAAAGACGAAACACAATATCAACCAGTTAAAGGTCAGAGAAGAATGATGGCTGATAAAAAGAAAATAGCAAAGTGGTTCTAATATGCTACCAATGCTTGGAGCTATTGCACCATTAGCTAAAATTCTTTTTTCTACTATTGAAAAAGCAGTTCCAGACAGAGATTTACAAGAGAAATTAAAAGCTCAACTTAATCAACAATTACTACAATCTAGCACAGAAGAATTAAAAGCGGCAGCTTCTATTGTTGAAGCAGAAGCTAAAGCAGGTTGGTTTACAGCCAGCTGGAGGCCCCTTTTAATGTATGTATTAATATTCATTTTAGTATGGAATTATATTCTTGGACCTGTTATAAGATTAATGATAGGAACGGTTATTACATTTGAATTACCAGGCGATGTTTGGACATTGTTACAAATTGGTCTTGGTGGATATGTAGTAGGACGTTCTGGCGAGTCTATAGCTCGAACGATGGCCAATAAAACAACTAGTACTAACAAGGAGTAAAACATGAGAAACGATTATAAAATAAGACCAAGATCAAATTTTAGAGGGGGCGGTATTGCTCTTAGAGGATTAGGCGCAGCACTTAGAGGCGGCGGAGTTGCTCTTAGAGGAATGGGAGTTGCTCTTAAAAAAGGCGGAAAAGCTTTTGGTGGAAAAGAAACTTACGGCGAAGAATTAGCAGAAGCTAAACAACTTAAATCTGGAAAAATATCACCTAAAGGATTTGTTAAAGGTGAAAAATCTGAAAAGCATAAAGGCGAAGAATTAAAAAGTTTAGCTAAAGAAGCTAAATCTATTAAATCTGGAAAAATGTCTCCAGAACAATATGCTAAAATGGAAACTTCTGAGCCAATGAAAAAAGGCGGAAAAGCTAAAAAGAAAAAATAATGTCTGGACTTGGAAAACAATTAAGAGGAACAGGTATTGCAAAAGTTATTAATGCAAGAACAGGTTTTAAAGATGGAGGA